GTACTAGCTCTTAGAAGTATCTAGTCTGCCTCGCCCGTACTCGGAAAATCCCGGAAAGGAGTACGGGCGAGGCAGACTAGATACTTCTAAGAGCTAGTACCACTAGGAGTCGGGTTGGCTAGAAACTTTGTAGCCTCCTCCGATTTAGTCCACGCAGTATCATCAGAAATCACGTAATAATCGCCCAATACCTTCAACGTGTGCTTATAGGCAACGATTTCCCCGGTCTTCCAGGCGATCTCTTCACGCTCTCCCAAAGACAAATGCGGGAACACAAAACGGTAATGTGCCTTATTCCCGGAGGTATCAAATAGGTCTACCACCCCGCACATATCGCGAGCCTGGCGCGAGGATTTAGCCTTCATCCGCACCTGAGTAGCGGAAGTGCCATCTTTTACGATTTCACCATCTAGGTAACGAAGTACCGTAGACAGCTTGGATTCAAGAAGCGCACCGGCGAAACTAGAGGTCGAATCCGACATGAAGGACTTGACCACGCCGTGACCTTGATGCCCCTTAATCTCATCAACAGAGTCATCAAAAGACAGCGACATACCGTCCTCATCAATCCATCCGACATCCACCATTCCCTCAGGAACCGGATCGGAAAGATTCTTAAGCTCCTCAAGCTTCTTAGCAAGCTCCGGAGTGCGCTCAGCCAGGTACAGACAATCATCATCAGACCCAAACATGTGCGCAAAATCAGCATTAACTACAGCCATAATATTTATCCTTTCTGCGATAGTTTTACGGTTAGCTGATACGTGCAGGTCCAACGGGCCTGCTGAATATCTGGGTCAGGAAACTCACCAGGAGTAAAACCCCTGACCCTACAGATAGGAGACGCGGCTCCTACCATCTCGTACATTGCTTCATCAACCTGCCGCGCCAGATCAGAAGCAGCCCCCGTAGACCCCGCATAAGAATCCACAGTGACCTGAAAATCTTGCAGCACCCGCCCGAACCTTCCCTGCCCGCCAGTAGCGACCACTCGCACCCAAGATTTCCCAACCTGGGCGCCATCATCGGGACGATTGGAATAAATAGGAACCGATACCCCAGGAAGTCCTGCATCCTTGAGAGAGGACGCAAGATGCTCCATAACGAGCTTCTTAATATCTGGAAAAGAAAACTCTCCCATCATTTACCGCCTCCAACAGCTCGCTCCAAAGAATGCTCACGTGCCTGCTTACGCTTAGCAGCCGCAGACCAGGCACCCACATATCCGCGTACCCGGTCTTTGCCCATGCGAGTAGAATCCTCAAACTCACTACCAGCACGCCGGCGAATACCAGTGGAGTATTCTGCGAGCAAAGCCCTGGTAGCTTCCCCTTTAAGGATTTGATCAACGGCAGATTTCTTCATAGAAAACCTAACGTTCCCCACCTGAAACCTCCTTGCTAGTAGTGCTTACCCCGCACTTTCTTAAGCGCCAGAGTGGTACCTAAAGGCCAGACTGCAGGCTCTCCCACAACCTGCCACATGCCGTCCATGACCTCGATACGATCCATCGGCTTAACCGATATATCCGTGATATCTGGCCAATACAGCACGGCATCGCACTCAATCGCATCTACCCCCGGAGCAAGCTCAGATGACATAGCACCAGGTGCAAAAAACGCTGGAGGCAACGGGGAAGAAGAAAACTCGCCATTTTCGACCCGGTCACCGTACTGGTCACGCTGCCCCGGATAATCTTGCAGGAGTGACACCGGTACTAAATCTTCATCAGCTTCATCAAACACGGCGAGCCTCCAACAAAATCGGAGACACTGGACGGGATACGCGAAGCGAACGCGCCAGGCGCCGATCCTCCGGAGAAAGCAATGTCTGTCCACCACTAGCCCAGCTCGCATAAGAGCGAGACCTAGTAAAAGGACCATCAGTTTTAGAGAACTGAGTCAGCCCTGCCCGCGCGTATTTATCAATCGAAAAAGAACGAACCGCGAGCTCCGTAATGCGCACAGATACCACTTCCGGGGGCGTGAAATCGTATTCGAAACGAACCTGCACCCATTCCAAATCGGCTCCTACCTGGAACACTTGCAAATAATCCCGATGGAACCCGTAAGGCACCGGGGAACCGGCTAGGTCAAGAACGGAATCAATCTTGGTTACCCCCGGCTGTGGAATCCGAACATAACCATCTCGAACCAAGAAAAAGCAGCATGCCTGGCCAGCACCGAAACGGATACCAGCTTCACGAGAAAACACCGTCACCGCGCTGTCCAATAAATGTTGAGCGCGAGAACGTTCCGCATCTGAAGCGAACTCCCTTCCGAGAGCGGCCTCAATATCAGAAAGCTTAACTGGCCAGGACATGCTTCCCTCCCCTATTTGCTCGAAGAATCCTCAGATTTACCCCGGGAGCGTTTCGACTGCCGGGGCGAAGACTTGGCTTCTTGTACCTCTTCCAGGCGTCCCTCAGCGATGAGGCCAGAGGCCACCTGGTCAGGTACCGCAATCACCAAGCCATTACGACCTTTGACTTTTACGCTCATCATGCGCCTTTCTTATAAATCTGTACCGCTGTAGGACGCACGATTTTCCCGCCATACACATGCAGCCCGCGCACCCGGTCAGCGAAAGAATCCTGGTCGCGTAACGCTTCTTGCTCATTCACCTGGGAAACATACGCTAAGGCGGGTTGATGGAAAGCAACTGCCATCGGCGCGGAATCATCCAGGAAAGGAGAAGTGATCACGTCAAAGCCCATCAGGCGCCCAATAATGGCTTCCCGCAGCCCGTCAGTAGAACCCGACTTATCGGCCTGCACCAGCTTAGAATCCCCCGACAAGAGCAACTCCTCAAAAGGAGCGTTAATCAGCGCATACCGAGACGCCTGTGGAGTCTTAGCCTTAGTGAGAGCCCCGCGCAGCTTCAAAAGCACGCCACGAGCCGAAGCAGCATCCGTAGGATCGGTCAAACCGGTAGCCTTGGTTCCCTCGGTACAAATCAAAGTAGTCAAGAACGCTTCCGCGTCCTCTACTAGCCCGGTAGCTGCAGAGCGAGTATAGGCATCAAAAGAGTACTGCGACTGTACCCGGTCAACATCATCAACTAGGAAGTCAAAAGACTTTTCCTGATCAATCTTTAGATCAATACCAGTAGTTTGCACCCGGTCGGGCGCGGTAGTACGCGGAATAGGCTGGGACTGGGCATCTTTTACCACCCCGGTCTTATAGTCCTTTACCTGCACATCAACAATGCCCGGGATATGAACAGTGTTACCGATTTTGGCTTCACCTTCGTATTCGCGGTCAGCAATCGCAGTTAAAACGCCCTCGTGGTGAAAGTTTTCCAGAATGTTTGCAGCCCAAACCTCTGGGATGAAATTCTTAATCGACATAGCGACCTCCTAATAAATAGAGGGGCGGGTTTAACGCCCCATTAAATGCTTGAGTTTGCCTGCTTTTTGCGCCTTCACGATTTCAGCAGGCGTCATGGATTGAAGATCCTCACGGGTAAGCTGCTCAGGTCCTCCGATATCCTCACCCTGGTCCCCGGCATCTTTCGAAGAAGAAGCAGGAGCAGGCTGGTTACCTACTTGCTTGTCCCGCCAAGCCAACAGCGCCTGCGCGTTCGCTTCAAGTTCTTCCGCATCCTTACCGTGCAGAAGAACCGGGTCTATACCGTGACGGGCAGCGACTTGAGAAGCTAAAACCTGCAGCTCTAAAGAGCTAGCACGCGCTTTTTCAGCTGCGTAAGCCTCCTGAGCTTTTTGCAACTCTGTTTTAGACTGTTCTTCCAGTTCGTCAAACCGCTTTGCTTTTTCAGCGTTAGCCTTAGCGCGCTCCTCATTCTTACGAGACATCGCCTTCCAATGCTCGACCTGGGAAGCTAAATCCACCTGAGCGTTTTCCGTTTCGGAATCCGTCCGCGAGTGATTATCACGCTGGTCAGCGGTGGTAGGTTTAGCGGGTGTTTCTTGAGCAGTTGTATCCATGATTCCTCCTGTTTCAGGAAAATAAAAAGTGATTACCCACCGAAAATGGGTATAAAAAATCCCGGAGCCGTTACGGCGCCGGGTAAAACCAAACCCCAGGCACAAATGCCTGGGGCTGGAAGCTATTGTTTTATTCGCAATAAGAGTAGTTCTCTAGAACTTCTTCAAGTGTCCAGCGACCTCGTAAGTATGGTTCAAAGTAAAACCATTCGGTTCCAGACGCTATTCGTATAAAATGCTCCTCCATGAATTCATCAGAATACTTTTCGTTTTCTTCAGCGGTAAGAGGGCGGGACAATGTTTCCTCGAGGTTACATTCCTCCAGGGGCTTGTCACCGCGCAAATCCATCATGCTTCAATTGTAGCGCCAGTTGTTCAAAAAGGTAGGCTACGTGGCGCATTTCTTTTTTAGACCACTGCATGCCATTCGTTTTGTGAATGTTTTCTATCTGCGCCAGCATCTTATCATTACGATTGAGCATAGCGACATACTGAGCGCATCCTCGAGCGAATACTTCACGCCCCATGCTTGGGTACCCGTCCTTGAGGTTTTCCCCGGTGTATGTGTGACACAGGGCTAGGTAAATTTTATTTGGGAGTGACCCAGGGGTTTCAGATGCAAACTTTTTACATCCTCCTAGATGCCAGTCTATTGCATGGCAGTATTCGTGAATAATACTCAAGTCCAGATGCTCTAAGTGGTGGTCAATCTCGATCCTGTTCTTCTTTTGTAAGAATCTTGCTCTTACCCTGCCACCAGCGAAATTAGTCCTGGGCATGGCATCTAGTTTAGGTAACTCAATTCCATATGGGAGCAGATTTGCATTATCTAGCATCGATAAAGCGGATTTTGCTTTTTTCTTAATCTCGTATGGTTTCCACGGCTTCTTTCGTTCCTTCCATAAAAAGCTGACATAATTAGCGGCTCTGTTTTTGCGTTGTGACATCAACAAGATCGGACCAACCTCGCCGTGGCGGGTTTCGAGAATAATCTTCGAATAATCCGGGAACCGCCCGCCCCGATCTACTTTGAAACCGGCATCTGCTACCGCTTTATGTGCAGCCTCAAGGCGTTTAGGCTCGATTACCTGTTCAATACCCACCCCTGGCGGGAGTGGTTCAAACCCGCAATCACAGCCCGGATGTATTGGCATGACATGATCGACTCGGTAATGCTGAGTCGAAGCAATCGTACATAAAGCACAATTCTCGCGCCCCGTGAGGGTTCGCCGATAAAACTGGTCACCACCCCACGAGGACATCGAGCGATGCCCCTGACGGGTACGGGCAAGTTGAATATCCGTACCAATCAGATTCAACAGCCTCAGCCCGCCAGCTTTGGCGGCCGCATCAATGTCTTTGCCCTCACTAAGACGGCGATACACTTCCTTACCAGGACGCTCATACACCAAATACGGGTCAACACCGCGCAGCCCGGCAGCTATCTCAGATGCCATCACTTCCCCGGTAGGGGCTGCAAGCCCCATAAGATCAGCACAGGCTGCCAAATAGGCATCAGTAAGCTCAGCTACCGCTTCCTGGCCAGCCAGCACGCGAGGGGTAATCGCAGCGACCATATCCGCAATAGCCTCGTCACGATAGTTAGGCATCTGAGCCCAATATCCGCGAGCGAATCGTTCGATGCGTGAGCGTACTTGGTGGCAGGCTTCTTGGTAGGCGTGGGAGAGGTCGCCCATTTCAACAGGCACTTTGTTCCTCCCCTCAAGGTCTTCTAGGTTTGGGCAGGTTCTTCAGGTGGTGTTTTATCTTCCGGGGGTGGTTTCGCGGCGCTTATCCCGGCAGCTAGAGCGATAGCTTCTTCTGCGCGGCGTTTCTTGTCCTGGGCGATTTGGTCTGGGGAATATCCCAGAATGTTCCTTTGAATGGTTTCTAAGGCTTCGCCTGCGGCTTTAGCTTTACTGGCAGCATCGTAGCGTTCCGCGAGGGTTACCATCGCGGGGGGCGCAAATAGTACTTCCAGGGTTTGCTCACCTAGAGGCGCGTTCTCTATTTGTAGAGCCTTTACTAAGCAGACCGCTAGGGCAGGCTTGAACCGGTTAATCCGGTCTTGGGCTTTGAATACCAGGGCTTGCATCGGTGCTTCTGCACCTGCAGCGCTCTGATTTGCTGAATCGGGGAGCATCGAGGATACCGGGGTGTGGGTTTCCGCCGAAAGGGTACGGATATCGTCTTTTACTGCCTCTAGGAGAGGGCGAATATCGCTGGTTTGAGATTCCCAAATCTCGATACCGGGAGGAAGTTCCCATAAGGCCCCCGGTCCGGGCTCGAAAATCCGGGCATAGTCAATATCGTTACCGTCCTCATCAGTTTCAGCCAGCCCGGGAGCATCCGGGTTGGAAGAGCGCAACGCGCGCTGCCGGAAAGTCTGCAGCGATGTGAGCACTAGGCGCTGCAAAATCCCCCAGTGAATCCGGTCAAGTAAAGGAAGATGATACTCGAATTCGCCAGCGCGATCCTTATTATCTAGCAGCACTACCGGTACACCGTCACATGGCGAAACCGCCTGGAAAACCCATTTACCGGTAAAAGTTTCCACGTATTCGCGAGCAGCACCGAACTGGGTGAAAGAAGGACGAGAATACTCCATTAGTGACCCGTCAGCCCACAGGCGCAGATAATCGGTTTCTTGGGTGGAATCACGCCAGACTTTTACCGCTGCTAGGGCTCGCCAGGGATGTACGGGGTCTGGGAGCGCAAAGAATTGTTCGGGGCGTTCCCGAGTTATTACAGCTTTGCCGTTTTCATCCCGGGTAACTAGCAGATACCCGGTTCCCAAGGTGCAAGCATCGCGTACCGCGTCAGCTACTGCCACGTCCATGCGGTTATCTCGCCAAATCCTGCCAGCTTGACTAGAGAGAGCAGAGTTAGGGTCTCCCCCAATCACAATCCCGTTAGGTTGTATCCGGTTCACTAAAGAATCCACGATAAGACCAGCAAAGTTTGTGCGCGCCCGATCTTGGAACCGCAGCCAAGACTTCTTTAGGCGTGGCCCCATATCTGGCATCGGAGGCTTAGAAGATGCATACGCACGCAACCGGCTAACACGCGGCTTTTCACTGTCAGCACGCGAGGTAATCCACTCAAGCCACTGCTGGGCAGAACGATCCATAACCCCTCCCTCCTACTAATACAATCGGCGAGGACGCCTACGAGTACGCGGAATAGACTCACCTTTACCGACCGCGTCCAAGCCTGCCCGATAAGCAAACATGGCACCCCAAACAGCATCAATCTTTGAATAATCCTGGTCATTTACCGGTTTGACCAATACGTAACCAGCCCTGCGCGCCTCCCGGCGAGCATTTAAGAAATGCGCAGTCATCTGCGGATCACCATCATAAGAAACCCGACCACCGCGAATATCAGACAACAGCGAAGCAAACGCCTCACAGGTAGCAGACACATTCCGCTGCGGATACCTAATCGGTTCATTACCCGATATGCGAGCCTTTAAGCGTTTTCCCCAGCGAGCCTCCCACGCTTTCACATCACCAGCCCAACCAGCTGAAGCGTCCGCGTAAAACCCAACCACGTTAAACTTTTCAAAAGTGTTGCGAACCGTCTGCTCAATCTCAAGGCGGGGCGGCTGCCAGCCCTCACCGGCAGGACCGTCAGGCTGCGACCAAATCCCAATCTTGAAAAAATGCCGCTTAGTAACCGAAAACCCAATCAACACCGTAGAGTCAGCTATCCCAATCTTGCGCCCCTCAGAACCATCAAAACCTAAAGTAATCGGCTCCTGAGAAGAAATCCGCACATCATGCTTTTCAATGCCGCGCAACTCCGGCATCGACACATACGCATCAGAAGCCGCCGAAATCTGATTCAAATAATCAGCTGACATCTGAACCGGATCATTATCCGTATTCCAAAAATCAGTCGCTATCCGTTCTAAATCCACCCACCCCGAGGTACAGGCAGGCTCATGAATCAAACAACCCGCAGGATCAGCAGCAGAATCCCCATAAGCAATCCGCAACCCCTTAATCAACGATGCCCGAGAAGACAAATCCGTATCCAAAGGAGCCTGACGATGATCATAAAGCAAAGAGGCCCGAGCCTCTTTCTTAACCTTGCCCGATTTAACCTGCTCAGCAAAACGCGCCGTGGACTCCGCAACCGAATGCTGCCCCACCGTAAAAGCATTAGGGGTCTCCAGCGTAATCCCACCCAGTTTCGAAGCATTATTACGCAACGTCTGAGCCAAATACGGCCCCCGATTACCCGGGAGCCAAGTCTCGGTCTGATCCATCACCGCACACACACAACGCGCACCCTTAACCGAAGTACCAGAAGAAGTCCTCGTCTCAATCCGACCCCGCCGAAGAGCCACAAACGAATCCAAAGGATCCACACCATAGTCTTCTTGAGCCCGCGAGCCGCGAAGCATCTCCAAAACCGCATCCCAAGTATTAGCAGTCTGATCATCCGTAGTAGCACAAATCTGCACTAACGGAGTTCTACGGCTAACCCAAGGTACCCCCACCGGCTGCCCGTTACTATCCCAGCCATCACACAATACCGGGGCAAGAGCCTCCGCAATCGCAATCGCCGCTACAAACGGTGACTTACCCCAGCCACGAGGACGAGATAACACCGCCCGCGAAACTAGACGTCTTCCCGAGGACGGATCCAAGCGATACAAACGCACCAAAAACTCAAGCTGTTCTTGAGTAGGAATAAAAGGACGAACTTCTTCCGTATCCGGCTGCAGCAAATAATCCTCCATCCAGTCTGCAACCAAATACCCCAAAGTGGGAAATTCATCCGACTCATCCAAAGGCCGCCAAGGCATCAAGACACCTCCCGCAAAGTAGCCCTACGCCCCCGCGAGCGAGAACCACCCTCATGCAAGCGACCCGAAAACTCAGGAGCAGGCTCGGGAGGAGGAGAAAACTCAATCCGCAACCGCAAACGATCTTCAGGTGTCTGACCAAATTTCGCCACCCGCAACCGCAACTCAGGAGCAACCTTAAAATCTCCTTGCCAAAACCGGGCATGAAGCACCGCGGTATCTAACAAGAAATCCCAATCAGAAGCCGTAAAATCATCCGAAAGCGGCGAAGCAGCCCACATAGCCCACCAATCACGAGTACGGTCAGGCCACACGAAATCCCGCACCACCACATGCCCATCTTCTACCGAACGCACCTGAAACTCTGGAAGCTCGGGCTGCAGCACCAAACCAGAATCCAAAAGTTCAACCAACCGCAGCGGGGGCGCATCCTTATTACGGCGCGCCCGATCTTGCTCACGCTTGGGAGCAGGCCCCCTACCAGCCACCCAAAACACCCCCCAACAACGTAACAAACAGCAATCAAAAGCGTTACAATAGAGGTATGGAAACCCGAATCTGCGCCTGGTGCGCACGCCCTATCCCACCCGGGAAAAACCGGCGCGCCAAGTACTGCTCCACCCGATGCCGAGTCGCAGGCAACCGCGAGCGCCACGCAGACCCAAAGCCCGCTAAACCCTCAGAAAGCACCTTAGAACGCACCTGCAGACATTGCGGGACAAAAATCGAGCCGCACCGGCGAAAAGACCTAAAATACTGCTCCACCCGATGCCGGGTAGCTGCACACCGCACACCTGCAATCCCCGCCGAAATGATAGAGGCAAACCGGTGGGTAAACCACGATGACAAAAAACGCCCCATCAACCCGAAAACCGGGCGCTACGCATCAGTCACCGACCCTGAAACCTGGAACAGTTACCAAACCTGTAAACAAGCCTCAAAACGCCTGGGATACATCCTCGGACAAGGCATCGCCTGTATCGACCTAGACGATGCTTTCACCGCCCAGGGAACGTTAAAAAAGGCTGCCGCGCGAATCGTTGCCACATACCCCCATAACTGGATCGAGATAAGCCCCTCAGGAACCGGGCTACACATCTGGGGAAGCGCACCCGAACAAAAAGGATTCCGCCGCTACTGGAACGGACAAAATATCGAGTTCTACGCCCGCGACAGATACATAACCGTCACCGGCAACACCTACCAAAAAGGCAACCTAAACCCACTCTGACCAGGCAAAAAAACCCAGACCCGTACAAACAAAAACCCACAGCCCCTCATGGTAGCGCAGCTACCGGGGGTACGGGGTACCCCCCACCCCTCACGACACCAGCCCCGGATGGGGGCGCGGCGAATCCATACAGCGCCGCCGCGATTCAGCCAAATCTTCAGCCGCCTCGCGCGCAGTCTTACGCTTATGATGCCAAGGGCAAAGCCACTGCAAATTAGCTAACGAATGATCATCACCATGAACCACATGATCACAATCAGTACCAAATGCGCTACATCTAGAACCATCACGCAGCTGCGCCTCGCAACGACCATCAGCACGCGCGGCCACCAACGCCCGGCGCTGCGCCCAGTCTTTAGGTAACCGAGAAGCCCTATCAGATGATTCCCAAGCCAAGAGAAAACCATCCCCTAAATAAAAATCGAGCCACCAAGCTAAAGCCAATCTTTAGACACTGATGCCCCGTTAGCGTCCACACTACCACAACCAGCGCCTTCTCCACCAGACACGCGCAACAGATTCCAAATATCACGGCAACACCAAAGCGACTGCCCCGCCCGAAACCCAGTAGACAAAAGCTTTCCCCGCGAACGCCAAGTATCCAATCGCTTCCGCGTAAGACCAGGAAACAGCGCGCACGCCTGCGAAGTAGTAATCAGCTGGGTAGACCGGCGAATCTTGCCCAGGGCATCGGCCAGCCAAGAAGCCTGACTCCAGGTACGATCACACGGCCTGCACCGGTAGGTTTCATTCCAGCCCTTCGCGCCCTGTGGCTTGATTGTGGTTTCCCCACAATCAGGGCAAGGCGGACCAGGAACATCCGCGTCCACCACATTATGAACCCGGTGCCACGCAATCGAAATATCCCCCAATAAATATTCCAAATCCTCCGATCCGCCAGCGAACATATGGTCGATAATGTCATGCAGGTCAGCCAACGGGTCACCAGTGTGCACAGCACAATACCTAGAAAGAGAATCAGACCAGGCAGATAGCTCTGCTTCAATCGCTGGCCAAGTCTTCGCCCCCTCCATAGACGGCTCATCAAGCCAAAGCCCCGCCCTAAACGGCAAGCCCCGCCCGCAACCTAGACCATGACGCCCCGAGCTATCGCCAGGGCGAGAAAGAGCCAGCTCCATCATCGAAGGATAAAGCCCCCGCAACTTCGCTAGATCATCAAGCCAGAAATGCGCACGGGCCACCTGGCGCTCATCCACATCCAAGGCGCCCCCTCTCCAGCAGACACGCAGCCCGCCAGGTAGCGTCCTCGCTAGATAAGTTTTCCTCCAAGGCAAGCTGCCGGGCAAGCACTGGAACCGCATTCGAATCCCAATCACAAGAAAGCCCAGCACCTTCCCGATGCAGACGCTGACACCAAGTCACCGACACCGACTGCGAGGATTCCTCGACCCCAGCAGAGCCAGCCACATAACCCGCGAGTGCACCCAGGGATCCCGCAGCGAGCACTGCTAGCACCAAGATAATCCAGGCGGTTCGATTAACTATTTTCATGAAACCTACTTTCCGCGCCTACGGCGCCCACTAGTACGCTGCCTAGAGGAACTCGGCATACCTTTACCAGCCCGGCCAGTCCTAGCCTTTCCGGAGCCAGCCCGGCCAGAGCCGACACCAGTCCTGCCAGAGCCAGTCCGACCAGAGTCGGCCTGTCCCTTCCTGAAAGTCCTTTCCCTACCCGACCCGGGAAAAGTAGTTTTCGAACCCTTTTCTCCACTTCCGAATACTTTTACCGAAAGGGGGTTTGTGGCTCGCGTCACTTGGTCTGGTGGTTTTGGGGGTGGATCATCGCCAGGCGGCGTCCCGCCCGGCGATAATCTGTTTTGCGGGTCGGTCTTATCCTGGCGAGCGCGGCTCAACCCGTCAGAGTGCGACTCTGACGGGGCTCCAGCTAACTCTTCTGGATGACTTGACCCGCTGTGCGCAACTGGCCTTTGGTGGGGCTTGGCTTTACAGCCGTTCGGGGATCCAGGAACCTTTTGAGCGCGGCTCAACCCGTCAGAGTGCGACTCTGACGGGGCTCCAGCTAACTCTTTAGGACGGCTCGACCCGCTGTGCGCGCCCGGACCATAATTTGGTTCGGTCTTATATCCATTCTTCGAGAGGGTTCTTGCGGTGGAATAACAATAAAGTGGTTCCTTGGGAACCTCGCGGAGCTCGTGGTTTCGAGCCCAGCCTTTAATGTTATCGCGGCGCTTAGAGTTGCATTTCAGGCAGGAAACAACCAAATCACTTGCTGAATCTGCAATCCCTGGTATCAAATGATCCAAAGTAAGCGACCGCGCGGTTTTACGTCCCAATGGTTGGGTAACAACCCCACACCAACGGCACTCATCACCATCGCGTAGCCTAGCTAGAAGAGCAACCGGGTTATTAACGTAAGTATCCCTCTTATTCTTACGTTCGTGCTCTATCTCGGCTTTAGAACGAATATGGAATAAATCCTCATCGACTACTACTTGAAAGTCCATGCCTGGTACTTCGGTAGGGATGATCAGCCCCGCTTCTTGCGCTTGAGAAAGTAGACGCTGGGTATCAGTGCCACCAACAGCGAAAGCAGTACCTAAGTTGAAAGCATAATCGGTCATTCCTCCAGCTGACTGGGCTGCCAGGCGAGTAACGAACCCGAAAATCTCGTTAATCGAACGCGAATCCGCGCCCGCAGTAGAAGCGACAGCCAACACCTGCGAATGAAACGCAGAGGTATCACTTACTTTCAACCACGGCATAAATCTAAAAATCTCCGATAAGGATCAGGCCAGATACTAAAATCTGGCACGCTTACAAAACCACCAGCCCAAAATCAGGCAGGTAAAGGAATCAAAGCTATTTCAAACGAAGCCACCCCCCTTTGTTCAGAGTGACCGACACCAGGACGCAGGAACGGCCCCTCAAGATGCCGGTTATCATCGTCTTCTAGCACCCCGGCATCTACAATCCCGTCCAGGATTGCTTTAACCGTGGGATGATAGTTCGCCACATCCCTACAACCCCCGCGTGGAGGATTCGTAACCGTAACCTCCATACGCAATCTAGGGACTTTATTCAGCCCATGCTTATTACGGAACTGACAACCCAACCAATAGCCACAAGAACGCAGATGCTTAACTTTGCGCGCCCGCACCATCGAATTAAACCGGGCATTAGCAGTCACCCAATAATCCCGCCCCAAAGATAAACTCTCAGTCACCATTAGGAGCCCTCAGTTCTAAGAGATTGTTTTTATGTTCACCAAGGGATCCCTCGCTGGGCGCTCTAAGCGTGCCTGAAGGGTGGAAGTTAGATTCTTTTAGAGAGTCTTCTTCCAGGGTTTCTATCAGCTTGCTCAAATAGTCTTGGAACCAGTCTTCCCCAAATAGCGAGGGCGGCAGACGTAGTTCCATAGCTTTAGAAAGCAGAGCGTGTCCTTGCTTGGTCAAGCAGGGTGCTAACGGCTCAATATGAGTAAGCTGAAAAATCGGTTCAGCGCTTCCTATGCGGATATTTTCTCGTATTTCAGAACACGCCAAAACGCCGATAACCATATGAAATTTTGTGGGAAAAAGAAGAGCATCAGTGAGTATCGCTTCCAGCCCATTTAAGTCTCCCGGCGGTAACGAAGCTTTCAATTTAACCATGAATCAGTATCCTTCCCATCTAAGAACGTTTTAGGGCGCATAGTTTTCACATCCGGAATATCCACCCCGGTATAAGGGCGCGTCTCGAACTCAATCCGGAAAAGCCGGGATTTATGCGAAATATCAACCGGGCGTCTCCCAGTAAGTACCAGGCGCCTCGCCCTAGCTTGCCTAGCAGCCTCGCCAGCAGCTACCGCCTGTAAATGCGCCAACGGCAGCCCGTTAAGCATCGGAATCGTGATGCTAATAACCGGGCAATCTCTAGTCGCGGAGGTAATCATTAGGATTTCGCACCTCCCCGCGCTGCTCGAAACGGTCTTGGATAGCCAGCACCAAAGTGGCTGCAACAGCTGCGAACAGCAGCACCGCGCTTACTGAAAGCACAAGCCAAAGAATCATCGCGAAATCGCCTCCTCAATATCGGTGCAATACGCCGGACCTTCCGAGCGAATCTCCAACCATTGCGAGACCGCGCGGGCTACCGAGCCAACCACGACCCCCGCCATGAGTATGTACAAAGCTGCCAGTAATATGCCCATTACTGTCCCTCCTCGTTCTTTTCGGGGCAGCGCGTCATACACAACGCCCCGCCAATAACCTGCAAAAAGAAAAATCCCCAAAAACAAGCGGTAACCGCAGGAGAAGCAACCTCAGAAGGGGAAATAAGAAACAACGTCACGTAAAGCCACGCCGCAACAGCAAGCACCACTACACCGCAGCGGCGCGCTATGAACACCGGATCATGCCTCATGCTGCCCCCTTAAAGGGACGGTCATAATTGTCATAAGCCTTATCCAAATCCGTGCGCGAAAACCAAGGCAGACCCCCCGGCGTACGCCGGGTACGAATCCGCCCCTGCTGGCGATAACGGCGCAAAGTACGCGGGTCAATCCCCAAATACTCTGCCGCTTCCTTCACGTTTAACCGGTCTTTTCTAGCTACTTGCGGCATCTACTCCACCCCCTCACCAGAACCAGAAGGAGAACCCTCCCCGGTAGGCTGACAGTGACCACAACAACCACCCACCGAGGAGGAAGAACATGAACAATGCCCAAACCGCCGCACGCATTTTTCACAACTCGCACAGGAGCCGCACCTACAACCCTGGACACCCAGACATTGACCCTTGGGAGCGTCAAGTCCTGGTCGAATTACAAAACTGCCTTTACCATCTAGCTGAACAACTGGATCAGGCCACGAATCAACTAGAAGATCTTCAGAAACAGTTCCAACAACTACGCCATAACAACTAGCTGCAACCTCTAGCTCCCGCGAGAACAGCTCACGAGCCTGTTCCGATAAAGATTCCTCCGCGTATAGGGAACGCGCTAGAAACGCTAGAGATTCCCAAACACGAGAAGCCGCGTCCTCGATACATACAGGAGGAATAGACGAAACCCTCTCAGATACCTGCGCAACCATCTACGCCACCCCCTCATCGGAACTGGAAGGAGAACCCTCCCCGGTAGGCTTACAAAGAGACCCACAACCATCACCCACCGGGGAGGAAGAATTATGGACGAAGAGATTCTTATCCGAATCGACCGCGAAGAGTGGACTATCTACGCCGGTACTTGGCCGCTGCTGAACGCTCTCATCGAAGCAACAACCGCAAAAGGAATCTCCTTCATGCTTGAACTTTGCAGCGGGGGATGCCAATCCCGCCAATGGATTACCGCCCACAGCAGAGCCAGCCTCACCCGCCCTCTGCCAAGCGATATAGCGCCCGTTCTTAACGCTGTTCAAGCGACCAAACTGGAAGATTTTATTAACACGCTTCAAGAGCCACAAATCGGGTATCTGGTCATACAAGTCAGCGATGACTTTTCTATGTCCACGCTGCCGGTCAAGGCATACACAGAATGACATCCTGGCGTCTTCCGCCTGCGCCAGCGCCTCGGATAAATGCTGTAGCACTCCCTGGATTGCCAAGCACACATCTACCAACGCGACATCATCAAGCGGGTCAGGCTCCATCAACCGGGCGGTTAAATCCCGTAGGACTTTGTTCAAAGCGTTAATCTGCTCCAGCTGGGCAAGCAAACCCAACCGCCGCGCGCCCGCGTAACCGTCACCATCCGAGAGTGCAAGAGAAGTTTCCGCAAACATCTACGCCACCCCCTTCACCAGAACCAGAAGAAGTAGAACCCTCCCCGGCAGGTGGACAGTGACCACAACAACCACCCACCGGAGAGGAAGAATCATGAATGAACTGAATACCGTCAAAGATGCGCTGGAACGCATCGAAACTTTGCAACGAGATTTCACTAATGAGATCGGCCAGGTCTCGCTTGAGGAATTTACGGGCAACTGGGCTGAGCTGTCCCCCGAGAGCAAGATGCTTGGCAACCTTGCCAATCAGATCGCGATGCTGCGCGTATCGGTCAAAGCCATCGCGGACGCTACCGGAACCGCTAACGCTCCCCTGCCCCTGTAAGGCAGAGATTAGGCACAAGCACGCACCGGCTAGCTGACAGCGTTCCTCACGAGTAAGACCCTCCCCGGTAGGATTGCAAAGAGAACGACAACCATCACCTACTGGGGAGGAAGAATCACAATGGCAGTTAGCTTTCCGTACCGTATCGACACTGAAAACGCGGCCTGGGCTATCGCAAGCGCAGGAGGACGCACCAACCTGGGAAACTGGAGAACCATCACCTTGCGGTTCATTCACCGGGGAATCCTGATTGGGCAACTCGAACTCACGCCCCACGAGTCCGAGACCTTTGACCTTTCCTACCTTGATGCGGATACCCCTGCACCTTCGGCACAAGCCGCGATCGTAAGTTGGATAACTGGTGAGGCCACACCCGTCCTCGAATTCAATGACGACGGTATTTTCCTGCAGCAAGACGCGCCCATCGTTTCCTAACTGCCAGACCACCTGGTCTGCCTCTCTAAGCGGCGCGCGACAGGAACGGCAGTAAGCTCCATCTTCGCAGTCCTCATCGCAATAAGCTTTTAGCCAACGCATCTACTCCACCCCCTCATCGGAACCGGAAGGAGAGCCCTCCCCGGTAGGATCAGAAGGGAATGACAAAGTTTCATCACCTACTGGGGAGGAAGAATTATGATCGATACCGCAACCTTCAGGTATCTCATGGAGGACTACATCATTGACGTCGCCAGCTACCCGCTGTTGCTTGCCGTCATCGACACTGCTCCCGAGCGGCTTTTCACCGCTGGGGGCGGCTTCATGGTCTGCGTCAACGATGGAGACCTTATCGAACGGTTCTGGTACAACGGGAACCGCAAAAACACGCTGAAAAGCTTCTTGCCTAGAGAGATGTCTCCGAGTGCGCCCGCCAGCTTTTTTAACGACCTCGCCACCTTCTGGCGGGGTGTCGAACAACCTGAGCAGGGGTACCTGGTCATAGAGTTCGGCCAAAACGTCACTACCCACGGCAGGCCTGCCGTGGCCTATAGCGAGTGACAACACCGCGCTTTCCAAATCCCGGTTACAAACCCGAAGCTGAGCACACAGCAGCTCTAAAACCTGTAAAGCATCACTAGCCGGGGTTTCCCGTATAACGTTCTCGTGATACGCCTGAGCAACACTACTAACAGCAGACATCACTCCCGCCAGGCGAGAAGCAGCGGACACAATACTCAAAGAAGCACCCGTCCGATAAGGCGCCACCGCCTCATCACCAAGATGGTCACGCAGTTCATCATCGAGCCAACGCATCTACGCCACCCCCTCACTGATAACGCCGTCACCGTCAACCACGCCGTCAGCATCAGCCGCGCCACCGGTGGGGGTATCGGTAGCCATCGCGGCCACGAAAGACGCCACCGCATCGAGCACCAACCCCACCTGCGCGATGGAAAGCCTGGCGCCGGGAGCCAAAAAATCAGAAACCAAATAAGAAAGCACCGGGCAGTGCCACTCATGTCCCGCTGGATGCGTACCCGCGCACGCCGGGCAACCGCCTCGGGCAAGCGGGAACTTTACCAACCGGGAGCCAGATACACCCGTATAACGCTTCATAGCGTCCTCCAAAAAGCTTAAGGAATTCTGCGATAGGCTCTTGGGCGTCTTGTGAGGACGCGCAAGAGCCGGGTACTTCACAACCTGCCTTAAGTCAGGCCTCCCGCTTTCCCCCGGAGGGTCTTGTATAGCGAGGACGCTACCCGGCTTGTTTGCACAAGCCGATATGAAAAAACCGCTCTCACGGGATCGCGGTAGACCGCTTAAGGTGGTGTTGTGAGCACCTGCGGACATAGTAGCACAATCAGAGGCAAAAAAGTCAAGTACGGCGCGCGGGAAAATCAAAACCACCACCAGCATTTATTTCTCCTCTTTCCAAATTTTCCGAGCCTCGTCCTCGTCAATACCGAAGCGCTGTGCGTATTCGATATGTCGACAAGAGTCCGCCGCCCGCTTGAGCGAACTAAACGGAACCTGCGCGGCACCTAAACGCTGATACACCGGGTCAGCAGCATCTACAAGGCGCGTCACCGCATCCGATACGGACTGCAGCCAGTCGCAAACGGTGGCATTGGGGTAATCCTCCACGTCTACCGGGGCCGCAACGTTACTTAAAGCACACCCCGCCAGATAAAGACTGTGCATCTGCCTAGCAGAATCCTCAGCGGAACCCTTAGCGGAACCCTTAGCGGTCTCGCCGTCAGACAGGTAGCGAAGCATTTATTGCTCCTCTTCCAAATTTTCTTGAGTATCGCCCCCGAGCAGCTTCCGTATAAAAGCAGAGATAGGATCCTCCCCGGTAGGGTCAGAAGTGGACAAGGAAGTTTCATCACCTACTGGGGAGGAAGAATCATGAGCATCATCGCCAAAGAACTCTGCTGCTTGTTTAATCACCCCGGAAGGAATCTCAGAGTTTCCAATCCGCCGATAAACGGGGCTCGCCGCGAGGGTAAAAAATGCCATCGCCGCCGATACGGACTGCAGCCAAGAGTAGATCGTGGCGTTAGAGTAATTCTCCAGCTCTATCGGAGCTGAAATATCACTTAAAGCCCGCCCCGCATGGTAAAGGTCTTGCAAATCCCTAGAGAAATCCTTAGCGGTCTCGCCGCTAAACTGGCTACGAATCATTTACGAGTTCTCCTTTGAATAAATAGAAGTTGAGCCCTCCCCGGCAGGGGTATTGTTTTGGAAGCCCGTCCCTGCCAGGGAGGAAGAATACTGATGCTGATTAAGAAACATGACCGTACAGCCTCGCGAAACTGTTAAAGGAAGCCGCGCGGGCCCGAGCTTTTTGCGCCTGGATTCCCTCTTCCCTAGAGATTCGCCGCGCATCATCTAAATCACCCAGTTGGATAGCCGCATGGGTAAACGCCATTAGCAGCTTCGGTACTTCGCCACCGCCCATCAAAGTGATAAGCGCGCTGCAAATCGGGTAGCGATAGGTATAAGGATCACCGAAAACATGCACCGAATGCCCCCCATGCTCAGCGTCTAAATCACGCTGATACACGCCCTTTTCATCACACGCTCCGGTATAGAACTGCCTACAGTCAAGGCAGTAGATAAAACATTGGTCGCTCATCACGCGACCTCCACGTTCCTAGAGGCAGCATCGACCCGCGCCAGGTAACGCAAATGCCGAATATAGCGCTGCTCTTCCTCACTAAGCGCTAACTCGGTTAGATGCGTTTGCGCCTGCAGCAGCGTGTCACAAGCAGCGCAGCGCGCCTTATGCTCCAGCACCGCTTGCCACATGCCCGCCTCAGCCTCGTCCGCGAGCGCTCCGGGGTCGGATGGCGGGGTTTTAGGGGAGGTTTTGGGGGGTG